AAAGCTCTATGTGATGAGATTGGTGCATCCTACATTATGATCAATGGATCTGATGAGGGTAGGTTCCTTGACACTGTGAGGAATAGAATAAGGACGTTTGCTTCAACGGTCTCATTGACCTCTGGAGCGTCCCACAAGGTCGTTATTATAGATGAGGCAGATAACACAACCAACGATGTTCAACTCTCGCTCAGAAGTGCTGTGGAGGAGTTCCACAATAATTGTAGGTTCATATTTACTTGCAATTTTATTAACAAGATCATTGAACCTTTACACTCACGGTGTACAGTGGTTGATTTTCGTGTAAAGAATGGACAGTCTGTGGCATTACAGGGTCAGTTCTTTGAACGTCTTAGAGTTATACTGAAAAAAGAGAATGCTAAATTTGAAGATAAAGTTCTGGCTAAACTTATTAAGCGGTATTATCCTGATTGGCGTAGGCTTATCAATGAGTGTCAACGCTATTCTGCTAATGGATCCATTGATGCAGCTATTCTCGTGGATGTTGCTGACGTTAATCTTGATAGTCTTCTTTCGGCATTGAAGCAGAAAGATTTCAAGACTGTTAAGGAGTGGGTAGTTCAACATATGGATAATGATCCTAGCATGGTAATGCGTAAGATTTATGACAATCTTTATGGCGTACTAAAACCCAATTCAATACCAGAAGCTGTACTAGTTATCGCAAAGTACATGAGAGATATCTCAAATGTACCAGACCAAGAGATCAATATGTTAGCATGTCTGACTGAAATAATGATGACTTGCGAATTCAAATAAAGTGTGCTAAATTACTTTAGCAAGTGGAGTTTCCCAATGACTGAACTAAAGAGACCAAATCCTTACAATGCCCAGAACACTAAAATCACTGAAGACACCACTGCGTTATCCAGGAGGCAAGAGCAGAGCGATAGTAAAGTTGCTGCAATACCTCCCAGACCTTTCCCAGGTAAAAGAGTTTCGTGAACCTTTTTTAGGTGGTGGGTCAGTAGCATTAGAAATTACAAAGAGGTATCCTAACATAAAAATATGGGTCAATGATCTGTATGAACCTCTAGCAAATTTCTGGCAAACATTACAACATGATGGTGAAAAATTACAAGATGAACTTACACAAATCAAAAAAGAATATCATACTCCCGATCTGGCAAGGGACATCTTTACCAGATCCAAGGAGTATCTGTCCACGGAAGAGACTGAAAACTTCCGTCGTGCTGTCAGTTTTTATATTGTCAATAAGTGCAGTTTTAGTGGTCTCACTGAGTCCTCGTCGTTCTCAAAACAAGCAAGCGAGTCCAACTTCTCCATTAACGGAATTGAAAGACTCATGGAATACTCCGAGCTTATTGAAGGATGGAAAATTACCAACGATACCTACGAATCCCTTCTAACAGATCAGAAGGATGTATTCGTTTATCTTGATCCACCCTATGATATTAAGATTCCTATCTATGGGAAGAGGGGTGCTATGCACAAGTACTTTGATCATGATAAGTTTGCTAACGATTGTGACAATCATACTGCTCCTATGCTGATATCATATAACAGCAGTCAGGTGGTACGAGATCGATTCAAAGATTGGAATGCTGCTGAGTTCGATCACACTTACAGCATGCGTACTGTGGGTGATTACATGAGAGACCAACAAGACCGCAAGGAACTGGTTCTTTTGAACTACTGAACCAGTTGAGGAACTGGCACATTTTACTGTCACAACACACTCCCTTTGCTATAATACATATAGATAACAAAGGTACTAACTATGAGATGTGAAGTGAAACTCTATGTTGCTGGCAGAGTCTATAGTGAGTTTGTTGAAGCACGTGATTATCAAGAGGCACGTCAGGTTGCAGAAGTACGCAACCCCCACGCTAAAGTAATGTCTGTGAATGCTGTATTCAAATGAGTAAAACCAATTTACAAGAGAAAATTCAAATAGCAGAAAAGCGAATTGAAGAATTACTCTTGTTGATAAAACATTGGAAAGAACAGGAGGAATCTAAATGATCTTTTTATCAAAACCATCTGTGTATACACTACCTGGTACATGGGAGAAGCAAGATGCTATAGTGCATCACTTAAATCTAACACCAGATCAAGGATTTATTTTCTTCTTTGGTATGGTTCTTTTTGGTTTAGTTATCTACGGAATTTATCTTACAGTAGGATCAGGTAAGAAGAATCTAAGAGACCCTATTGACGAACATGCTAAGATGCATGAACTAGGTATTGCACATGGACATGGTGGAAACAAGGAAGCATATGAAATGTCTGGTAAACTAAAACATACTCATGATGATTAATGAAGTATCAACTTAAAGACTATCTTTACACCATCAATCAAACTAAAAAGAATTTGATGGATGAAGATAGTGATGCTATAAAAAAATATGTACCCTATGTGGTTAATCGGTGTCTGTCATCATTTACAGATGCCATTCTTTATGCCAACGAAATGAATAAGTCAGCACACCTTCCTAAGAAGATGCAGTATGACTTTTACATAAATAGTTTGAAGCCTAGAAAGCGTTTTTCGCCATGGGCACGGAAAGATTCAATTGATTATCTTGACGTAGTTAAAGAGTATTATGGTTATAATGATGATAAGGCTCTGCAAGCACTCAGGATTCTCACAAAGGATCAACTTGAACATATAACATATTCGTTGAGAAAGGGTGGAAACAATGAGCGTCGAAACTGAGATCCAGTGGAAACAATCAGACATGATTGAAGTCATGCTGAGTGAACCAGATGATTTTTTAAAAGTGAGAGAGACTCTAACAAGGATAGGAGTAGCATCTCGTAAAGAAAAAAAGATTTATCAATCTTGCCATATTCTACACAAGCAAGGTAAGTATTACATAGTTCATTTTAAAGAACTGTTTGCTTTGGATGGTAAGAAAACTAACTTATCAACAAATGATGTGCAACGTCGTAATAGAATTGTACAGTTACTATCTGATTGGGGATTGATTAAAATCTCTGATAGTAATGCTGTGCTTGACCTAGCACCTCTTAATCAAATAAAAGTCTTGGCATTCAAAGAAAAGGGTGACTGGACATTAGAAAGCAAGTATAATATTGGCAGAAAGAAAACTGAATCTTGACTGATGAAATAAATGCTCTTGTTATAAAAGAGCAACGTGGTAAATTACATAGATGGAAGACTTGGGAACCTAAGACACCATTCGCACCCACCGTAGATGCACATGTGTGGGTGGATTCTTATGGTCCTTTATTAGCAAAGGAGCTTCAAGTATTAATAAAGGAAACACGTATAGGTAATGTATCAGAAGGTTCGTTTTTAGTAGGACAAGACTTTAAGAAGTGGTGGACAAAGTATAATATTTTTAGTTGGACTGAGTGGACAGTGTTGTCTATGCTCAGAGATAATGTTTATAGCAGTTATGTAGATTACTGTAAGACACTTGAAATAGAACCATTACAGAGAAAGGATCTTTGGATTAGAGGATGGTTTGTGAGACTTGAACAAGGTGATCATATAGGAATGCATTCACACTCTCTACACGAGAATACATTTCTTAGTGGAAACATGAGTCTTAGTTTGAATGATACTACAACAGACTATTGGATCCCATTGTTTAGTTTGTATCATGGTTATTTCAGAGTGAAGAATGATCCAGGTAATATATGTTTGTTTCCTTCATGGATACAACATAGGGTTGATAGTCTTAAGGATAGACAGGTACGGTATACCCTAGCATTTGATTTGTTTACTAAAGAATCATTTAATTATATCGAGAAAACCGAAACTAAAGGTGAGGATCTTGCGAAAATAATCCTGTTGTCAACTAAGTTGTAGTGTGGTTAAATAGTAGTGTCGCCGAAAGGGACACAATTACACTCGCTTAATAAGGAGAACTATCATGGGTAACCTACAAAGGTATCATGCTGCGGATCTACCACAGCTACTAGAAAGAATTAATAAGAACTCCATCGGAATGGAAGATTTTTTCGATGGGTTTTTTAATGCAACATCAACAGATAACTATCCACCATACAATTTGGTATCTGTAAACAACGTTGAATCCAGACTAGAGATCGCTCTTGCTGGTTTCAAGACCGAAGAGGTTGCAGTTTACACAGAGTATGGTAAACTATTTGTAGAAGGCAAAAAAGAAAACACAGACACAGAAACTGAATACCATCATAGAGGACTAGCACAGAGATCTTTCAAGAGGTCGTGGACTATTTCAGATGATGTAGAAATTACGTCTGTAGAGTTTCAAGATGGTCTTCTATCTGTTAGACTAGGTAAAATCGTTCCTGAGCATCACGCAAGGAAAGATTGGCTTTGACTTGACAGGTCATTAAATATACTGTATACTATTAAAATCGTAGAAAAATAAATTATGACGGATTCAGCTGCGACAGCAACACCACCATCACCAGTTGAGGGTGGACAACCTGCTGCACCAATACAACATAATATTCGTATCGTTACATTAGCGTCAGGAGAGAACGTTATCTGCAACTTCACTCAGGTTCGTGAGGAAGATAAGTTTGTAGCATATCAAATGCTATATCCTTTGATCACTACCCTTACAGTGGATGGAGATGAAGGTTCACCTGATGCTCAGTATCGTGTGGATTATAGAAGGTGGAATGTTTTCACACCTTATGAAGACTTCCGAATTAACCCACAACATGTGGTAACTGCCATGCCTCCAAACGTGGAGATCATGACAAATTATGTACAGAAGTTAAAGGATGCTGGAGTTGATCTAGGATTCCTACCTAATAATGGAGAGGACATTTTAAATGCAGGAGGAACAACAGGAGAATCGAGTGCAGCTGCTGCTACTGCGGGACCAGTGGATAGTAGCACGAGTTGAGGAACTAGGTGGTGTAGAGTTTGGTGACCCAGACTGTGTACTATACAAACCTAGAGAAGTGAAAGAAGATGGTGAATTAATATCTTGGCCTCCTCATTCTGAGGAGGGCGAGGTTGTCATTAGGTCATCTGATATATTAGTATTGGTTAATCCAAACAAGAAAACTCTCGCTCGTTACATTGAATCTGAATGAAATTCTACACTAATGTTGAACAAGCTGGCAATCGCTTGCTAGTGCGTGGTTATGAATCTGGTGTTGCATTCTCATACAGGGTGGCTTATAACCCCACCCTGTATGTTCCTACAAAAAATTATTCAGAGTGGAGAACACTTGAAGGTGATTGTGTAGAACCACTTCCGTTGGGTTCCATTAAGGAAGCACGTGAGTTTGTTAAAGAATATAAAGATGTACCAGACTTTGATATCTATGGTAACACTAGGTATCTCTATCAGTACATTTTAAATGAGCATCCAGAGGATCAAATAAAATTTGACACGTCAAAGATACGTGTCTTTAACATAGATATTGAGACAGGTGCTGAGAATGGGTTTCCCGATATCGAATCAGCAGATCAAGAAATATTAGCGATCAGTATTAAGGACTCTTACACTGGTCGCATTGTTGTCTTTGGGGCAAGACCATTTGACAACAAGCATGATGATGTAGATTACATGCATTTCAGAACAGAAGAGTCCATGTTGACTGCATTCTTACAGTACTGGAATGAAAATTGTCCTGATGTTATTACGGGCTGGAACGTACAGCTTTTTGATATTCCCTATATCGCTCGCCGTGTTGATAGGATACTCGGTGAAAGGGCTGCTAAGACTCTTAGCCCTTGGAAACTTATATCTCGTAGGGAAATCTATATCAGGGGAAGGAAGCAAATCGCTTACGACCTACCAGGAATTGCTTGTCTGGATTATCTCCAACTATACAGGAAATTCACTTATACAAACCAAGAAAGCTTTAGGTTGGATCACATCTGTATGGTTGAACTTGGAGCGAGAAAGTTAGATCACTCTGAATTTGAAACCTTTAAAGATTTCTATGAGAATGATTGGCAGAAGTTTATTGATTACAACATCCATGACGTTAGGTTGGTAGATCAACTTGATGACAAGATGAAACTATTAGACCTTGCGTTTACTATGGCATATGATGCTAAGGTAAACTACGAGGATGTATTCTCACAGGTACGTATGTGGGACAACTACATTTACTGTGAGTTAAACAAACGTAAGATTGCTATTCCTCCTAAGAAGGAAGCAACTAAAGATATACAATACGCAGGTGCTTATGTCAAAGAACCGAAACCAGGAGGCTATGATTGGATTGTTAATTTTGACCTCAATAGCCTGTATCCTCACCTTATTATGCAGTACAATATCTCACCAGAGACCCTCTGGGAGACTAGACACAGTAGTGCCAATGTTGAAGGGATCTTAAATAAAAAGACTGAGATTGATGGTGAGTTTGCTGTGTGTGCTAATGGAGCACAGTACAGGAAGGATCTACAGGGGTTCTTGCCCTTGATGATGCAGAAGATGTATGACTCTAGGGTCATATTCAAGAAGAAAATGATCAAGGCAAAGCAGGAGTATGAGAAAACACCAACGGTTGAACTCACGAAAGAGATTGCCAGATGTAACAACATACAAATGGCGAAAAAGATATCTCTTAACAGTGCTTATGGTGCTATCGGCAATGAGCACTTTCGCTATTATAGGTTAGCAAACGCTGAGGCCATTACGTTATCAGGTCAAGTCTCAATTAGATGGATTGAGAACAAGATGAACGGTTACCTAAATAAACTACTCTCAACAGATAAGAAAGATTACGTTATTGCATCTGACACCGACTCAATATATCTTAATCTCGGACCTGTTGTTGATAAATTTTTTGGTAATAAGTCTGACGATAAGGTTCGGATCGTGGAGCTACTTGATAAGGTCTGTAAAGATAAGTTGGAACCGTTCATTGATGCCTCGTATCAGGAGCTTGCAACGTATGTGGCGGCGTATGACCAAAAGATGATTATGAAGCGAGAGAACATCGCTGACAGGGGTATCTGGACTGCCAAGAAGAGATACATACTTAACGTATGGGACTCAGAGGGAGTTAGATACAAAGAACCCAAGATGAAAATCATGGGACTTGAGACCGCTAGGTCATCTACACCACAGTATTTTAGGGATAAATTATATGCAGCTTTTAAGATCATTATCGGCAAAACAAATGATGAGCTTATCTCATTTGTCAATGGTGTCAGAGCAGAGACAAAAGAGCAAGGAACAGAAGGAGTTGCCTTCCCCAGAGGGTGCAACAACCTTGAAAAATACCGCAGCAGAACTGACATCTATTGTAAAGGAACCCCCATCCACGTAAGAGGGGCATTACTATACAACGATTTTGTTAGAAAAAATAAGTTGGAGCATAAGTATCCATATATTCAAGAGGGAGAAAAGATCAAGTTCATTTATCTCAAGACACCAAATCCATTACATGAGAATTGTGTGTCCTTTTTTAGTACCATTCCACCTGAGATGAACCTTGACAAGTACGTGGACTATCAGCTACAATTTGAGAAGAGTTTCTTAGAACCTCTTAAAAATGTGCTAAACTGTGTGGGATGGACACACGAAAAGAAAGTAACACTAGGGAGTTTTTTTGAATGAGTAAGACAGTTTGGACAGTAACTTATCAGGATGCACAGGTGGAAGCACTTGATGCAGAACAGATAAGAGTCTTTGAAGAGCGTGATTCTGCAAGGTTTTATGCTCTTGAATTAGCAAAGACATATGATTACGTTAACATGTACGAAAGTGAGGTAACCGATGGGTTTTCTAGATAGTGTAATAAAAGACAGTGGGAATGAGTTTGCTAGTAGGGTCAGTGACGGAGTGGCTGCTGGAGATACATCCAGTTTTGTTGATACAGGTAGCTATATTTTTAATGCTGTCGTTAGTGGTTCTCTTTTCGGTGGCATTCCCTCTAACAAAGTCACAGCACTCGCAGGAGAATCCTCAACAGGAAAGACTTTCTTTGCCCTTAGTGTTGTACGTAACTTTCTTGATAACAATAGCAACGGTGGGGTTATTTATTTTGAATCTGAGTCTGCTCTCAGCAAAGACATCATTGAATCCAGAGGAATTGATTCTAAACGTATGGTCATATTCCCTGTTGCCACGATAGAAGAGTTCAGGACTCAGGCAACTAGGATTGTTGACAAGTATATGAAGGAACCAAAGGATCAGCGTCAACCATTGATGTTTGTTCTTGA